ATGAATTATTAAAACGTGGACATGATGTTGATATGTTTACATTTAATAATGGATTGATAGGAAGTAGATTACCTAATTTAATAACCAATATTTCAAAAAATAGTAAATATGATTTATTGATATTATCACAGAAAAATATAGTTGATGAGGTTTTGAAATTGAATGTTAGTGGATTTAAAATTTATATTTCTTTGGTAGTTGATGGTCTTGATAAGAAAAAATTCCCTAATGAATCAGGCCTACTTAATGAGATGAATAGAGTAGTGACATTATCTGAAGAATCTCAAAATAAGTTACAATCAAATGGACTAAAAAGTAGTGTAATTGTTTGTGGAATAGATTGTGATAGGTTTAGACCAATAGAACCAATTAAGAAAGAAAAACCAAGAATACTTTCTGCAGTTAGAGGAGAGTCAGCAAATAAAATGATTAAACTGGCATGTGAAATGTTAGATTTAGAGTTTGTATCATGGATAAAGCCCTGGGATTATACTTCTAAAACGGAAGATGGTTCGGTTAATGATGTAGAAAAGTGGATAAATAAGTCTGATATAGTTATAGGTTTGGGTAAAGTTGTATACGAAGCAATGGCATGTGGACGACAACCTATAATTTTTGACGATAGGTGGTATCAAGGAAATTTGGGAGATGGTATAGTTACTCCTGATAATATTGAAAAATTTATGGAGTATAATTGTAGTGGAAGGTATAGTAAAAGAAAATTTGAAGTAGAAGATATTGTGAAAGAGATTAATTTGTATAATCCTACTTATTGGTATAGATTCAGAAAATTTATTTTAGAAAACGTGAACATAGTTAATACTACAAATCAATATCTTGATATATGGAAAGAACATATTGGGGATTACAGAAAATGACAAAATATAAAAAAGTCCCAAATAACGAAAATGCAATAGAGATTGATGGAAAGGTTGTATTATCATTTGATCCACGATATAAAGAATATTTGAAATGGAAAGATGAAAATCCAGAGTTGGAACAGGAGTTGTTAAATGAGGTAGGACAAGAAATAGAAAATAAAAGATTGTATAAGCTTGGTGCCCCGCACAAGGAAGGTAATGTTTGGAAGTGGTATAATGAAGATGGTAATAAGGTTTTGGAATGTGAAATGGATGGTGATAAGAAAGATGGTGTGGAAATTTTATATTATGATAATGGACAGAAGAAGTCAGAAATAACTTATGAAGATGGTAAAAAAATAGGTGAGTATACTCAATGGGATGAAGATGGAAATAAAATAATTGAAGGATTTTATTTAGAGGGAGAAAATCATGGAGAAAGACGAGCCTATCGAGAAGGTAAAATTAATTTTGTAGAAACTTTTAAAAATGGAAAGTTAAATGGACTAACAGAATATTATACACTTGATGGTAAAAAGGATAGAGAGGGAATTTATAAAAATGGAAAAAGAGATGGAAAGTGGATTTTTTATTATGAAAATGGAAATAAAAAATGGGAAGGCCAATTTAAAGATGATGTTGTAGAAGGAGAGTTGATACAATATTTCGATAATGGAAATATTAAATCAAAAGAAAATTTTTTAAATGGAGTTTTAGATGGAAAATATGAATATTATCATGAAAATGGTAAATTAAGACAGAGTGGCTGTATAAAAAATCATATGAAAGATGGGGAGATTATATCACATTGGAAAAATGACACATTACAATCAATTGAAACTTATATATTTGGTATTCGTTCAGGACCACAAAAATATTTTTATGACGATGGGCTCGGAACGGTGTCGAGTGAGGGTGTCTATAAAGATAATCTTCGTATTGGATTATGGACTTGGTATTGGCCAAATGGTGGAAAGAGGAAAGAAGAACAATATGTTAATAAAACTTTATACAGGATTTCTGAATGGCAAGGTGACGGAACGGAGATATCAATTAAAAAATATAATAATGGGTTATTAAATGGTAAAAGTATTCTTTATCATCCAAGTGGAAATCTATCTTCAGTAAAAACCTATAATGGTGGTGAGCTTCATGGAGAATATATTGATTATCATTTAAATAATAAAGAAAGAGCAAAGGGTAAAATGTATTATGATAAAATGGATGGAAAGTGGACATTTTGGTATCATAATAAAAAAAAGGAATTAGAATGCGAGTTTGATTTTGGAACAATGATTGGTATTGCTAAAATATATCATGATAATGGTGTATTAAAGAAAAAGATAAGTTTTTGAAGATGAAGTATAAAAAAGTTTCAAACAATGAAAATGTCATAGATATTGACGGAAAGATTATATTATCATTTGATCCAAGATATAAAGAATATTTAAAATGGAAAGATAATAATCCTGAGTTAGAAAAAGAATTGGTAGAAGAATTAAAACAAGATATAAAGAATAAAGAATTATATAATAATGGTGCACCTCATGTTGTTGATAACCGTAGTATGTGGTATAGAGAAGATGGTACTTTAAAAATTAATGCGGAAATAAAGGATGATAAAAATCACGGAGAATTTAGTTTATATAGTAAGAGTGGTAAGTTAAAATCAACAGAAACTTTTGTGAATGGAATACTGGATGGAAAATATAAATATTATTATGAAAATGGAAATTTAAGTCAAAGTGGTTGTATTAAAAATCATAAGAAGGATGGAGAAATTAAATCATATTTGGAAAACGGAAATTTAATATTGATAGAAAAGTTTAAAAATGGTAAAAAACACGGAAGGGTGAAATCTTATCATCAATATAAAGATTTGTCAGGTAGGAATAATAGAATTGAAACTTACAAAGATGGTAAACTTCATGGAGAATGGATTGATTATCATTTAAATAATAAAGAAAGAGCAAAAGGTAATATGTTATATGGTATGATGGAAGGTAAGTGGATATTTTGGTATCACAATGGAAAAAAAGAATTAGAATGTGAATTTGATTTTGGAAATCCAGTTGGTAGTGCAAAAATATATCATGATAATGGTGTGTTAAAACAAGAGTTAAAATTGTAATGAATAAATTGTTTGAATTGATACGAGATAATGCAGACAGATTTTCACATGATAATACGATAAAGGTTGGAGCAGTAATAGTAGATAGTTCAAAAGAAATAATATCGTGGGGAGTAAATAATTTTGATTGTGATGATGATGATTTTAATCAAATATCAATGTTAAATAAATCGGTTGATAAGTATTCATTAATAAGACATGCCGAATCTAATGCAATTGATAAAGCAATAGAATTAGATGTTCCACTTGAAGGTAAAATTATTGTTACTAATCTATTTCCGTGTTTTGATTGTGCTAAAAAAATTGTTGAAAATAATATTTCTAAAGTTGTTACAATATCTCGTTCACCTGTTGGTTCTTATTATAATGATATACCAATATTAGAATTTCTAAAAAAATATGATGTTCAGGTGGATCTATATGATAATTATTATAATCCTGTTAAAATGAATTTTGAAGGTTTTATTGAATGGGCACTTGATGTAAAATATCATAAGTATTTTAATGAGTTTAATTATTATTTGTGGGGTGGTATTATATCATGGCCCAAGAATACGGTAGATATTGATATATTAATATCAAAACGAAATGGAGTTAGGACAAAGTTAAATCATCTTGAAAGTATAATTTTTGATTTTAGAAATTCTTGGGATAAGTATGGTATAGTAATAGATCCGTGTTATATGAGAAAACCACAATGGATAGCAGATTATCCACGCGACGAAGATATTTTAAGACAAGTAGAAACAAAAACATTGATGATAAATGCATCAGATTCATTTGATGTGAGTGGAGTACCGAAAGATATTAATTTTAGAAGAATAGGAAAAATGAATTGTTATCTTAGACCTTGTTTTACAGATTGGTGGGAAAATGATGATGAAAAAGATGATTTGATAAAGAGGTGGGTTTATTTAGATGCAAATTTTGCTAGATTAGTAGACTTACGAAAAATTATAAAATATTATGAGAATAACAATAAAAGAAATATAGAAGATTTTTTGAATAAGTTCCAAGAATATTCAGGATTTTAATTGTGGAAAAATTATATAATCCATATTTGAAGAAGTCCGTAAGTAGAAACTATATCGAACATACTAAAGGTAAAATAACTTTTTCAATAGAAGATATGATTGATGTTTTGAGTGGATGGAAACAGGATACGAGTGATTTTTCTTTGTTAGATATAGGATGTGGAACTGGTAATGTTAGTAATAATAAATCAATAAAAAGATTTAAGAATTATGTTGGAGTAGAACCTTCAAAAGAATTTTTTGAATATGCAAATAAACATAATAAAAATAATAATACAGAGTTTTATAATTGTTCGGTAGAAAATTTACCATTTGAAGATGAAAGTTTTGATTTTATGATTTCAATTGAAACATGGTATTATATAAAAGATGTTAATAAAGCAGCTAAAGAATTGAGTCGAGTTTTAAAAAATAATTCTTATTTTCTTATATATACAAGGAACCCAGATGAAATTAATAATTGGAATCAAATCAAAAAAGTGATAAGTGAATCTGATGATGATTTAAAAGTTCATTCAGACATAAAAGATTCTTGTGAGTTGGGAGAACATTTTTTCTCCAAATTTTCATTGGAACAACTGAAGGATTCTTTTGAAAATGTCAATTTTCAAATAAAAATATCAAAGTATAAATACGATAGAATTATGATACAAGGAGAAAAAAATGATTAGTTTTATATTACCTTTTTCTACAATAGAAAAGGATAAGTTTCTAAACTTAAATGAAAAGAAAGATTTATGGGAAGAAAATGATTCTGCAAATATAATTTTTTCTACAATAAAGACAATCAAAAATATTAATTTACTTAAATGTGATAAGGAAATTTTATTAATAGATAACAGTCATACCTGGCCAGAAGTAGATTTACCGAATGTTAGGGTAATTAAAGGGTGGCAAGCATTACCAGTAGAGGAACTTGAAAAGATTCCAGAATATATGAATCACAAAGATATTCAAAATAGTTTAGACAATCTTGGTTGTTTAACTATGTGGGTATCAATGGCCTTTCATTTAGGAGTACAAGAAGCCAAAGGTGATTATATTGTTTTACAACATAATGATACATTTTATCATCAAGACTGTTTAGATGAAATGATTAAACAGATGAAAGAAGAAGAACTTGAATATATTTCAGTTGATAATAAGAAGATATGGATTTCAACTTATCTATTAAATAAAGATTTTTTAGATAAATATATTAAAGAATATTCACAACAACCAGTAGTAATAAGACCGGAAAATGGTGGATATATAAAGACTAAAAAGATTGGATTTGCAGATGCGTATTTTTTCTTGTGTAAGAGAAAGTTCTTTGATAATTATAATATAGACTGGTACTATGGTGATACGAATCATGGTGCAACTATCTATTGTCTTTATCATGATTTAAAGTATCTTCATTTAGGACCTTATTATGATAATCCAAATTGGGAAACAGAATCTCTAACAAAAAAAAGGGAAGAATGGAGCAGAACTTTACATACATATTACTATAAAGATGAGCCATTTCTCACTCACCTAAAAGGTGGTTTTTCAGAAAATAAAATGTCATCAAAAGATTTTAATGAAGAATTTAATGAATATTTACAGGAATTAAACAATGCAAAATGAACACACACTTTGGACTGAAAAATATCGGCCCTCTAATCTTGAAACTTACATAGGGAACGAACACCTCAAAAGTAAGGTTCAAGTTTATTTGGCCAGCGGAGATTTACCACATCTTTTACTGTATGGAAAGGCTGGAACTGGTAAAACAACGCTGGCAAAAATATTAGTCAATAATATAGAATGTGATTATCTTTATATTAACGCGTCAGATGAGAACAATGTAGAAACCGTAAGGACAAAGGTTAAGAGTTTTGCCTCAACTATGGGGTTCAAGGATTATAAGATTATAATACTGGACGAGTGTGATTATATCACACCAAACGCCCAGGCCGCACTTCGTAACCTTATGGAAACATTTAGTAGACATTGTAGGTTTGTTTTAACTTGTAATTTCGTAGAGAGAATAATTGACCCGATACAATCTCGGTGTCAATCATTTCAAGTTATTCCACCAGATAGAAAACAAGTTGCAATTCATCTTAGTAATATTTTACAGAGTGAAGGTGTAGAAAGTGAAGTTAGTGATATTGCACTTTTAGTGAATAGTGGATATCCCGATATAAGACGAGTTATCAATTCTGCACAACAACAATCTATTGATGGTAAACTGGTTATAGATAAACAGAGTATTGTAGAGAATGATTATAAATTAAAGTTATTAAAGATATTAGAAACCCAAGATAGAAAAAGTGCATTTAATAACATTCGTCAGTTGATGGCAGATGCAAAGGTTACAGATTATGCAGATTTATTTAGACTACTATATGATGAAGTAGATAGTTATGGTAAGGGACATATCGCCACCTGTATCTTGGTTATAGCAAAATATGAATTAAGTGATGCCCAAGTAGTTGATAAAGAGATCAATGCAATGGCAATGATAATAGAAATATTACAAATAATAAAATAAAGGAGTCGTAATGTATTATGAAACACAGGTTGTATTTACTGAGGAAATCGATACTAAAAATGGAGTTAAGGAAAAGAAAGTCCGACGCAACTATTTAGTAGAATGTGATTCAGTATCAGTAGCAGAAGCTAAGGTAATTGAATTTCTAAAGGATTCAGCATTTTTCTTTGAAGTAAAAGTAGCAAAGGAATCTAAGATAGTTGACGTAGTAGAGGCATCATGAACGAAAAATATTGGGGTGAAAAGAAACCACCTACTAAAAAAGGTGCACAACCAAATGATGGTAAACCAGAAAAACATATATCAGTTCATGAAAATAAGATTTATTATTATTCTAATGTAAACAGAGAAAGTGCAGTAGAATTAAATAAAAAGATAGGTGAGATAGAATCTAAAAGTTTGACATTAGCAAATACTTTAGATATAGATCCACCTGTACTTAAAATATTGATAAATTCAGGTGGTGGTTCAATCACTGCCGGCATTTCATCTATGGATACTATGTTGAGATGTAAAATTCCAATCCATACTTATGTAGATGGATTTGCAGCAAGTGCAGCCACATTTTTGTCAATAGTTGGTAATTATAGATTTATGAGTAGAAATTCTTATATGTTGATTCATCAGTTAAGTAGTAACTTTTGGGGAACATATGCTAACTTTGAGGACGAGAAACAGAATCTTGATTTAATGATGAAAACCATTAAAGATGTGTATAAAGAATATACTAAAGTTCCAATGAAGAAACTTGATGAAATATTAAAACACGATTTACTGTGGGATGCTAAACAATGTTTAGAGTATGGATTAATTGATGAGGTAATTTAATGAGAGTTTTAGTTATAGGAGATAGTTGTCAAGATGTATTTGTCTATGGTGATATAGAAAGAATTAGTCCTGAAGCTCCTATTCCAGTATTCGTACCAACTCATACAGAAAAAAATGATGGTATGGCAAAAAATGTTGCAAATAATGTTGAGTCATTAGATATGAACATTTATACCATAACAAATGTAAATAGTATTGTAAAGAAAAGATATGTAGAAAACCGTTCAGGTCAAATGGTATTAAGGGTTGATGAACACGATTATTGTGATAGAATAAAAATAAAAAAATTACAAGGTATCACGAACAATAAATTTACATCTTATAGTTTGACTGGTACTGTAAATAAGATTGATGCAATTATCATATCAGATTATTGTAAAGGATTTTTAGAAGAAAGTGATATAGAACATATTTGTAAATACAATAAAAATGTATTTGTAGACACTAAAAAGAAACTTGGTGAGTGGATAAGAAATGCAGATTTTATCAAGATAAACGAATTAGAATATAAGAAGAATCATGAATTACTGTCAGACGATGGATTCAAGGAAAAACTTATTGTTACATTAGGTAGTAAAGGATGTAGATATAAAGATACGGTATTTAATGTAGAAGAAGTTCCTGTAAAGGATGTGAGTGGAGCAGGAGATACGTTTATTGCTGGATTAGTTCGTGGTTATTTAGATACAAACAATATAGAGAGTGCAATAGAATTTGCACAAAAATGTACAACATATGTAGTTCAACAGCATGGTGTCGCAGCAGTTACATTAAAGGAGTTAGAAAATGGCTAAAAGAAAAACACCCCAACAACCGCAAAAAGAAGTTCAAGTGGATTTGAAAAAGGCAGAGACTATAAAATGTGATGATTGTGGGAATTACCTTTTCATTACAGCACACGTAATTAAAAGGATTTCACCAATTATGTCACCAACAGGACAAGAAGCACTTGTACCTGTTCAAGTTTATAGTTGTGGTAATTGTGGTAAAGTCCCAAAGATGTTTATAGAGGGAGCCGGACTTGGTTTAGAAGAAGTAAATAAACCAAAGGAAGATGCACTTTCACGACCAGACTTGATGGGATAATGATTAAAAAACTCTATACCATTGGAGACAGTTGGACATATGGAGATGAATTAGAAAGTCCTGAAACAGAATGTTATCCGTATTTGTTATCACAAGAGTTTAATTGTGAACTTATAAATAAGGCAATATGTGGAGGTCCCAACGATTGGATGTTTAGAAAAACAATAGAATGGGTTTGTAGTCAAGAAAATCTTGATGGTGTTGCTATAATAGTGGGTTGGAGTTCAGTAAATCGTAGGGAAGAAAATTATAAAATTTATCATGGTGCATATCATGATGATGAAATAGAAAAATTTATTTTTAGTAGGCTGTCAAATAATGAATTAGAACATTATAAGTCAATTTGTTATATGATTTCTTTACAGGAGTTTTTAAAATCTAAAAATGTGAAGTATTTATTTTATCAGCCGTGGTATGATATACTTGATTGTGAAGAAAAATTACTTAGGAGCAGACAACAACAAGAGAGAATGAAATGGTTATTTAAGAATGATGTCAGAGATGATTATGATAAGAGTTGTTATACTGATGAATTAACAATTGGTAAAATTATAGAGAAAGTTGATAAAAGATATTTGGCAGGCCCATTGGTAGATGATGTTAAACGAATACTGAGTGGTATTTATGGTAAAAAGAAAGATGGTTTAGACCCAAACCATCCCAATAAGAATGACCATAAAGTGATGTGTGAATTTATTAAGGAAAAGTTAATGGAGTTATATTCATGATTGACGTTGAAAATATTTCGTTAGATATTGCAAATTATTGGACATCAAATGATTTTTTAACAGAGTCCAATAAAAATTGTGGAACTCTTGTTGCATTTGATTGGGTAGATGATTATCTAACTGAAATAAATACTAATATTGATTTAGGTGAATTAGAGAGTAAAAATTTTAAATTTGACGAGTTAGTTGAATTTTTAAAGAAGAATAATTTTACTTTCGTGTTGGGATTGAGAAATACTGGTTATAGAGATAATCCATCACCAGAGTGGACGGAGAAATTAAAAGAAATATTAAAGTCTAATGAGATGGATTATGATGAGTATCTGGTGAATCGTTGGCCATCACTAATTCCAGAATTTGATATTCCAGATAATATTTTTATTTTAAGATATTCTTTTGATCCATACAGTAAAATAGATAAGTTAGCAGCCTCTTCTTATATATTTAGTGATTTTATGATAAAGAGTGATTGGGAAAAATACTACAAAGATATGGGATCCATAGAAAACAATAGAGTTATAGTTTTATGTAGTGATGTAGAAAATTTAGTTTTATAGGATACTTTTGTGAAATGATGATAAAGAATAAAGTACCACATCCAGTAATGGTTAATCAAGTCGGTAAAGGTTTATTTGTATTAAATGGTAAAATAGTTGATTATTTGGATCAATTAGAAAAGACTATCTATAAAATAGGAGAATTTTTTGATGCTGAAAAATTATGGATACCATCTCATCTTTCTTTAGAGAATGTAGAGAAAACTGGTTATATAAATGGTTTTGAAAATCAGGCAAGTATGATACATTCCTTTCATGGTGATTCAATAGGGATGTGTTCGCCTACAGTATGTTATCATTGTTATAGTATGTTGTCTGATAAAAAATTGAATGGAAATAAGTGTTATACTGCAACTGGTAAATGTACTCGTATAGAGGATGAGGGAGATTCTTTAGAACGATTATTTAATTTTACAATGTCAGAAATTATATTTGTTGGGACACAAAATTATTGTGAGGATAGTTTATGTGATATTGTATATTATGTTAAACAATTCTTGGATGGGATTGGTTTAAAATATAAACTTAAAATAGCTAATGATCCTTTTTTCGGGGATAAGTCAGAGTTAAAAAAGAAGGCACAGTATCTATCGGGAGCCAAAATTGAAATGCTTGCGGAAATACCTAATGAGAATAGAAGTATTGCAATAGGTTCTATAAATTTACATCACAGAAAATTTATTGAAAATTTTGGTATTGATGCTGAATGTACTGCATGTTTTGGTTGGGGTTTAGAAAGATTTATTCATGTATTGATGTTACAAAAGGGAGATAAACCTTTATTTGAACTTAAATGGAATTCATTTCAGAGAAATAATAAAAAATTTAAATCTGATATGAGGTTAAATACTATTAAAAATGATAATGTGTGGTATAGATATAAAGAAGAACATTATTGGGTTGGGGAAAGAGATTTAAATAAATTAGAAGTAGAATATGATGGTTTATTTGGTTTCGTGGTCATAGATAGTTTAAGTAAATTAAAAAAATATAAATCTCAGATACAAAAAGGTATTGATGGGATGACGAAAGAATTACAAGCTTGGGATGAAATATGGGATTATGTAGAGTTGGAAAGAAGAATTACAATTGGAGTTATATTCTATTGTCAGATAGTTGATGATATTGCTGTACACTGGCAATTTCAATGGTTAAATAATATATGGATACCGGATCATGGTTGGAATTTGAATGGTATATTACCAAACAAGAGTGCATATGGTGGACATTGGTGGTGTCATCCAAAATATAGGTACGTTAGAAATTTAATACCAAGTTTATTTAATAATTATGCTGTTCATTTAAAGAGTATTGAAATAGATAGAGATTTAGGATATATTGATGGTTGGAATTGGAAGGCCGTGGGGGTTTCTGAAAAACTTGGTTATAGTGGTTCAACTTGGATAGAGGAAGTAAAATGGATATAAATGAATAAAATACTGTTATTATTAATGGTAGATTTATTATTAGCCCAAACTAATTTACAATTACATTATGATGTAGAACGAAAATATAATACTTCAACTTTAGAAATGTTTAAAGTTGATGAGTATGGTTCAACATTTTGGTTTGTTGATTTTGATTATGAAAATGGTAATTCTGGTATATGGGGCCCTAAAAGTACATCTATGGCTTATTGGGAGTTTACAAGAATTTTTAGCATAGATAAAGTTGGATTGGGAGTACAATATAATGGTGGATTAAATACTTATGGTAGTTTTGATCCAGTTTGGTTAGTAGGAGTTGAGTATCCCATTAACTTAGGTAGTTTAACATTACTTTCAAGTGTATGGATACGAGAAACTGAATTGTATGATACAGGATTTCAATATACTGCAGTTTGGTTTAAACCATTTACTGATAGGATAACTTTTATGGGATTCTTGGATGTTTGGAATGAAGATGAAACTATTGTTTTGATGACAGAGCCACAAGTGTGGTATAGTTTCGGAAATTTAAGTGTTGGGGGAGAGGTAGAGATTAGTCAAAAACAGATATTTCCAACGATTGGTTTAAAGTGGGATTTTTAAGATGAGTAACGAATTGTTATTTCTATTACAAATAATTATTTCTCTTTCTTTTGTTTTGGGGTTTTATAGACTTGGAAAGGAATGGTTAATTTCATATATTGGATTTGCCGTAATTTTATCACAGATTTTCGTCAATAAACAATTTGATTTATTTGGTTGGGCCGTAAGTGGTGGCAATGTTATGTATGCTTCTATATTTTTAGCTACAGATTTGTTAAGTGAACATTATGGTAAGAGTGAGGCCAAGAGGGCAGTACATATTGGATTGTTTTTATCTATTATGTATTTAATATTATCACAATTTATTATTGCCTATATACCTAATTCTGCAGATTGGGGAGCATCTGGTTGGTTAAGTGGGTTATTTTCATTAAGTCCATCCATAGTTTTAGGTAGTTTGTTGGCATATGTATGTGCACAACATAATGATATTTTTCTTTTTCATTATTTAAAAGACAAGACTAAAGGAAAACATCTTTGGTTGAGAAATAATGGTAGTACATTTATTAGTCAATTCATAGATACAGCAATTTTTATATCATTTGCATTTTGGATATTGCCTAATTTGTTAGGTTATACAGATATGTTATTATCGTATAATATTATGTTTGAGATATTTATTACTACATACGTGTTTAAGTTGTGCGTTGGTGCAATAGACACTGTATTTATTTATTTAAGTAAATATATTTAGGAGTATTATGGCAATAAACTATTCATACAGTTCGGTTAATTTATCAGGACAAGTAACACAAAGTTTAAAGGATGTTAGTCAGTATATTACTGCAAGTGCAGGTGGTTGGCCAGATTATAAAGTTGGGATGATTGCTGGATATGATTTTACTATTGAGAGTGGATCTGGTGATACAAAAATATATGAATTTAATACTAACGTTGCATGTTGTTATGATGCTCCGATATCCCCGAAGATCAATGGATTATCATCTTATTTATCTACACAAGATATTGATACTCTTTATGTTTATGGTATGGAATGGTGGGGTAGTACTAATCCATCTATATCATTTTATAATAAATTAAGTTCAAGTGTGGCTGAACATAATATTTCATCTTCGTTAATTTTACAGGATCAAATTCCTGTTGATAATATTTTCCCAGACACAAGTTGGCAAATTAAATCTGGATCTAATGAGTATACTTTGTTTGTGGGCTCACCATATAGGTATGATGAATTACTACAATTATCAAGTGGGTCTAATAATAAAATAAATTTTAGAAATATACTTCAGAGATCACCATCTTCATCTTTAATGATTGATGAATTTAATCCCTCCACCTGTACTCCGAATGATATTTATCCTGATTACATTATTAAACGACAGCAAAATGATAGAGGATTGTTGAGTGGAAAGATAGATTTTTATTCGTATGAAGATTCAGCTTTTACTACATTAAGTTCGTCATATGAAGATGGTAGTTATTATGATTCTTATCCATATTATGAAAAATACATTGTAGGGAGTGGTAGTGATGATGTAAGTGGTTATTCGTATAATTATGAATACAGTCAAATATTTTTACATAGTTATGATGGTATAATAGATTTAGGAGCCGAGCAGTGTTCTCACAGGTTAATCCCATCTTCGAGTAGTGATTTTAGAAAATGGGAAATTGTATCTTCAATACAATATCGTCATATAGCAGTAAGTGGTAGTATTATATCTATGTTTGATGGTTCAGAAAAACAAGTACAAGATTTAGTTGTTGGTGATAATGTGAAGGCCTTGAGTATAAGTGGTTTAAATCCACAAGGTAGTGATTTTGCAACTTGGACTTCCGGTTCGATATCTGGATCAATTACAGGTTCTCGTGTTATAGATATTGATTCAAAAATTATACCAGCATATTATAATATCAATAACACATATAAATTACCAGATAATTATGGAAGATTTGTAGAGAAAAGTGGTTCATTATATCAATTTACTCCATCTTCTGAAATTCATTCTAATAATAAGTTTGTAAGTTTATCTGGAGAGGATATTTCTATTACATCAAATACCTATGTTATATCTGATGAAACTTATTACGCAGTCGACCTTGGTGGAGATGATTTATTTTATGTAAATGATATTTTGGTTCATTCTTAAATAAAATATAAAGATTATGAGTAATAAAATTTTTGTCCTTGGTTACAATAAAACTGGAACTATGAGTTTATCTCAAGCATTACAAATTTTAGGATATAATGTATTACACACGGGTGAATCCGATGATTTTATAGGGTTTTTAGATAAAATTGGAAATAATTTACATATGCAAAGAGATATATTAAGTGGTATGGATATGTATGATTGTTATATAGACTATCCTATTTATGAACCTACGGTTTTTAGTCATATTGTAGATGAATATCCAGACGCAAAATATATCAGTTTAACAAAAAATTTAGATGGTTATGTAGATTCTGTTTTAAGAGATAAAATAAAAAGAATACAAGAAGGAAATTTTGATAATTGGAATTGGTTAGGAGTTGGTGATGAAGAAGTATTTAGAAATTATCCAGAATATCAGAAAGAGTGGGTTAAAGGTCGGGCTCAATTTAAACATGACAGTAATGTAAGATTTTTAAATAAAAAAAATATAGATTATTTAGATATGAATATATGTGACGATAAAGATAGTTGGGAAAAATTATGTAAATTTTTAGATAAAGAAACTCCTGATGTTGATTTCCCATATAAAAATAAAGGTATGAAAATGTGAAAAAACAGAATAGAATATATGATGTTGATAAATTGATAAAAGACAAAAAATTTGTAGAAGAAAGATTTAAGTATGAAGGTGGGGCATTTGGACATTGTATTTCTTTACCTAATAATTTTCAAATATCAAAATCTCATTCAGAACACCATAATAATCTACCATATGCAAACATATTAAATTCTTGTTTATATTTCAAAGAAATCTTTGATAGTTTTGAAACAGAGATAACTTCATTTAGATTGTTGAGAAGAAAGGCACATTCATCATATGGATTGCATAATGATAAAGATATGGGGAATGATATAAAAAGATTTCAGATTCCTATTGTTACAAATAATGATTCTTGGTTATGTGTTGCTCAAGATGATGAAATATCAGAGGGATGGACTGAAGAAAATAGTTATACTATGGAAGATTTTGGTAGAAGATTTAAAGGTAGGTATGATTCTTATCAGTTAGAACCAGGAATGATGTATCATTTTGATGTTACTAAAATTCATACTTTATTTAACGAGGGTGATACTGATAGAGTTACATTATTGATTGATGTAAAGGTAAATGATTGGTTGCCAGAATTTATTGAAGGGTTTGAGGATTTTTAAACTATTTATTTAAAAGGTTTTAATTTATGAAAAATAAAGGTCTATTCGACCACATTACACACATTACACAGAAACAAACAAAAGGTTATTGGAATTCTCTAAACGAAACAGAGAAGAAGCAGTGGTCTAACTATATGATACATAGATTTCTATCCATGAAGATGGAATATGTTGATGTAGTAAATGAAATTCAGAGATACAATCTTAAACCAAAAGATTTATATAAATTATACACTAATATTCTTCCAAAGAAGAAAGAGTGGTTAAAATATGTTAAAGGAAAAAAGACAATGAAATATGAAAAATGGGTAGTAGAAATCGTAGCAAAATATTACGAGTCGAGTCTTTCAGAGGCTAGAGAATATTTGGACGTATTCTATGCTACCGAACAAAATAAAGCTAATCTCAAAACCATATTACAAAAGTATGGATCAGACCCAAAGGAAATTAAAAAACTAAACCTACCCTAATGGCAAGAGTAAATTATGAAACTCTCGGTAAGTTCATTGAGATGGATGAAAGAGACTTAGAGTTTGAAAGGGTTACAAATTCAATGGATGTAGTGGATATAGAATATGGTGTAGATGTCATATTTGATTATTACAGGCGTCATGGATTCCCCCACTACACAATTCGTGAAGATGAAAAACACGACCATATGAAAAAACTGAGAAAGTTTGATGTAGATACTCTACTTAAGGATAATCAGATTGTTCAAACTATGCATTGTCTAAGATTAGCTTGGTCATACTTTCCTTTCTTTTGGGAAATTAAATGTGGTAATTCTATGAAATCACCAATGGAAACCTTTTTAAATGATGATAAGTTTAAGGCTACCATTAAAAAGACATGGACTTGGGAACAGAAACATTATAAAGGTGAAAATCCAAATTCTATAAGCACCAGGTTTCATGAAAATAGATTAAGACAATCAATTAAGATTTATAGTGGAACCCAATCAGTATCCAACTTTCGTCCAACGGCAGCAAAAGTTATCTATGAGAAGTTTGGTGGAGATGGAGTGATATGGGACCCATCAAGTGGTTGGGGAGGTCGACTATTAGGATTTCTTGCAGCATCCAATACCAAACACTACATAGGAACTGAACCATCAACAAGAACTTATGAGGGATTATTGCAGATGAGCAAAGAATTCTCGTATTTAGGAAAAAAAATTGATATATATAAACAAGGGAGTGAAGATTATCTTCCAAACAAATCATCTCTTGATTTGTGTTTTACTTCACCACCTTATTTCGACACGGAAAAGTATTCCGAAGAGTCCACACAAAGTTATAAAAAGTTCCCTACTCAAGACGAGTGGGTAAATGGTTTTTTAAGAAAGACAATAGAGAATTGTTATTACGGATTAAAAGAAGGCGGTTATATGTTAATTAACATTGCTAATACATCAAAGTATAAATTCATAGAAGATGAAACAATACGAATTTCAAAAGATGTAGGATTCTTACAAGAAGATACATTACAATTAACATTATCAAGTGTGATGGGTGCTGGTTATAAATATGAACCAATATTCGTCTTAAAAAAATAGGAGAAAGTATGTTAGAACGTGACATGGAAAAGTTATTGAAAGTACATTATGCGGATATGCCAGGATTGGATACAGAAACACAAATTTTGTTTAAACAGTTAGAATGGGGTATCAATTTGGATAGTAATACTATGTATCTAACTTATGAAATAGATACAGACCAGTTATATTCAGTTATGTCAAGATTCGATAATTTTATCCAATATAGTGGTGGAAAGAAAGATGTAAATTTAGTTATTTCGTCTTATGGTGGTGATGTGTATGCAATGTTAGGAACTATTGATTACTTTAATTCATTACCAGTTAAAGTAAATACTCATTGTATTGGAGCCTGTATGTCTGCAGCCGCAGTAATATTGGCATGTGGAACAGGTAAAAGAACAATGAGTGAAAACTCAACGGTTATGGTCCACGAAGGTTCAGCATTTGAGGTCGGTAAAACTTCAGATGTTATAAAAGGAGCCGACCATATGAAAAAATTACAAACAAATATAAATCGTATTTTAGGTGATGTTACAAAAAAGACACAAAAGTTTTGGGAAGAAACTTCCAAACAAGATACATATCTAACATCAGAAGAATGTTTAGAATATGGTATTGTAGATAAAATCACTTGACTTTTACAATAATTATTCGTAAGATCAAGTATGAAATAAGGAGATTATTATGCCGAAGGCAATAAAAGAAGCAAAAACAAAGATAGAATATGAAACGATGAGTGGTAATAAAACTAAAAAAGAAGTAAATTCTTATTTAACAGGTGACCACGGTGATATTGTTACATTAATGGAACAAGATTGGCCACAAATGACAGCAGAGTTTCGTAGATTACAACGAGAACAATATGAATTGTTCTTACATAAACAACACGATTATGGTCCAGGTAACATAAGTGTTGGTTCACAATTACAAACACCCGAAGAAGTGAAATTATCACTTACGGGTTTATGGTTCAGAATGAACGATAAATTACAGAGAGTTAAAACTCTTTTGATGGGTGATAGAACAAATGCTGTAAAGGGTGAACCATTAGAAGATGCATTTCTTGATGTATCCAACTATGGTATTATGGCAACAATCGTAAAGAATGGAAAGTGGGGTAAATAATGAGTGAATATTCAGGATGTACAGATTTTGTCACTTTAGAAGAAGCATATGGTATCATAAAAAATAAGAAAGAATTGGAGAATAAAATGAGAACAGCAAAGTATTTTACAGCCACATGGTGTGGTCCTTGTAAAGCATTCAAACCAGTAATGAACGAAGTAGCAGGAGAAGGTCATTCAATTCAGTTTGTTGATGTAGACCAGAATAAAGAATTAGCTTCTAAATATGGAGTTCGTTCAGTACCGACTACGGTAATTGAAGAAAATGGAGTAGAAGTAGATAGATTCGTTGGGGCACTGTCCAAACAATCTGTAATACAAAGATTAAATGGCTAAAAGAAAATCAATATCATATAGTCAGTTTTCCCAATGGGATAAATGTCCTTATATGTGGAAACTTAATTATGTAGATAGACTATCAGTATTTACTGATAATATTTATACTTTATTTGGAACGAGTATGCACGAAGTTCTTCAAAAATATCTAAAGGTGATGTACACTCAGAGTATAAAAGAAGCAGACCAACTTTATTTAAATGAGATGTTGGAAGATAGATTGAAGATAAATTTTTTAGAAATCGTAAAAGAAAATGGTGGAGTTGAATTTTGTACTAAAAATGATATGATTGAGTTTTATGCTGATGGAGTGAAAATAATTGATTTCTTTAAGAAGAAACGAAATCAATATTTTAGTAAGAAGGGATATGAATTAGTTGGTATTGAAACGGAACTTGATTATGAAATGGATAAGAACATTAAATTTCGTGGGTTTATTGATTTAATTATTAAAGACAACGTTAGAAACAGAATCAATATTATTGATATTAAGACATCAACATATGGTTGGAATAAATATCAAAAAGTAGATAAAAATAAAACAAACCAGTTATTGTTATATAAACAATTCTATTCTAAGCAGTTTGATATGCCATTGGATAGAATTGATGTAGAGTTTTTTATAGTAAAACGAAAACTTTATGAAGGAACAGATTTTCCGCAAAAACGAATTCAAACATTTACACCTGCAAATGGAACACCGTCAATCAATAAGGTGAATCGTAGGTTGGGATTGTTCATAGAAGATTGTTTTACAAATGATGGAGAATATCGAACCGACCATATTTATAATAAACTACCTTCAAAGAAGAATTGTAGATGGTGCGATTTCAGAGATAAACCAGAGTTATGTGATAAGAATGGAGTAAAAGTATGAACGGAGCAATTTATGCACTAAGACTAAAACTTTCTGATTTTTTAAATGATCCATTAGAACATTTAGTAGTGGATAAAATTCATGAGATTTATAAAATACAAAATTTTAAACTTCAGTTGTGGTATGATGAAGGAGAACTAACACCAGCTGATTTAAAATCATTTATAGAAAAGTATGAAAGTTTACTTCATTACAAAACTACAATACGACCAAATAGAAGTCGTGACTTCGCCCAATTTACTTGGTATAATATTATACATATTGATGATAAAGATCCAAATTATGTTTGGAGATTTCAATATGAACACGATATTGGATGGAGACTTAGTGGGGTGTTAAAAGGATTAGAAAAATTTAGTGGCTGTCTAAAGTTTGTTACTTCACCGAAACCATCCAGAGATGACAGACCACCAAAGAGAAAACAAAAAAGAAATGACTATGAGGATTAGTAATGAAAGATAAAGTTAAAATAGATAAGATGTTATCTTTAGATAAGGCTAAAAAAGTTAATTATGTATTTGAACAAATGGATACTGAAACACAAGAAGCCGTCAAGAGTTTGATTAATCATTTGATGGTAGTAAAAACTAAGAAGGAACATGGAATAGAATGAAAAAAGTTGGCATAGTGGGTGCACGTATATATACGAATAAACTTAAAGTTAAAGAGTTTATTTATAATTTAAAGGAAAAGTTTGGGGATGATGTTGAGATAGTAAGTGGTGGCCAACAAAATGGGGCGGACGGTTACGCAAAGAAATTCGCATTAGAATTTGATATGAAATATGTAGAGTTTCCACCAATACATTATAATTATAATCAACATTGTATCTTGGATAGGGATAATTACGGAAAACCTTACCGTGTTACTAATTATTTTGACAGAAACAAAGAAATAGCAGAATACAGTGATTATATAGTAGCATTTATTCCAAAAGATTACACTTCAAATGGTACATTGGACACAATTGGTCATGCTGAAAAATTAAATAAAAAAGTAGTTATTTTGGATTGATATGATATTTATGTATATATGTATATATGGAGATTATTATGATAAGTGAAACAAAGCTCACTTCGGTTAAAATCATAGCCGATTTATATAAGAAATTTAAAGTTGTTGCTTTAAATGAAGAATTTACATTGCAAAAATTAGTAAATAGGTCAATGGACAAGTATTTAACAGATGAAGAATACAAAAAGTCTATTGTAGAGCATGATGGATTACAGATTAGTGGTAGTAATTTTTAAATAATTTACAGGAAAAAGTTATATGTCAAAAAAGAAAATAATGTTATTGTCAGATGATTTGAGAATGAGTAGTGGTGTTGGAACGGTTTCAAAGAATTTTGTACTCGGTACACTTGATAAATATGATTGGGTACAAGCTGGTGGTGCTATAAAACATCCCGAAGAAGGTAAAGTGATTGATATGAATGATTCAGTTCGTGAAGAAACTGGGATAGAAGATGCATATCTTAAAATATATCCAATAAGTGGTTATGGCAATCAAGAATTACTCAGACAATTAATGAATATAGAAAAACCTGATGCTATCCTACACTACACAGATCCAAGATTTTGGACTTGGTTGTATCAAATGGAACATGAACTTAGACAACACATTCCTATTTTTTATTATAATATATGGGATGATTTACCTTATCCAAGATATAATGAGTTCTTTTATGAATCTTGTGATTTGATTATGAATATATCTAAACAAACTGTAAATATTGTAAATAATGTTGCAGTAAAGAAACCACGAACAGACTGGGATAACACATATATTCCACATGGTATTCCAGAAGATAAATTCTACCCAATAGGTGAGTTAGATATACAGAGTTGGAACCAATTACAAGGATTCCGTAGTTCAGTATTACATAATAAAGATAAAGATTTTGTAGTATTTTGGAATAACAGAAATATTCGTAGAAAACTACCGAGTGATCTTATAATGGCATATAAAACATTTTGTGATATGTTACCAAAAGAAAAGTCTGATAAATGTGTATTAATTATGCATACTCAACCAGTAGACCAAAATGGAACTGATTTACCTGCTGTAGTAGATGAGATATGTCCTAATTATGATGTTATTTTTTCACATAAGAAATTAGACGACAAAGAACTCAATTTTTTATACAATATAGCAGATGTTCAAGTTAATATAGCATCCAATGAAGGATTCGGATTGGGAACTGCAGAGGCAGTGATGGCAGGAACACCTATTATTGTAAATGTAACGGGTGGACTACAAGACCAATGTGGATTTAAGTTAAAGGGGAAACACGTTACATACGAGGATTATTCAAAAGTTATATCGTTTCATGATGATAAAAAGTGGAAGAACAATAAAGATTTAACTTGGGGTGAATGGGTAAAACCAGTGTGGCCAGCATGTCGTTCATTACAAGGTTCAATACCAACACCATATATTTATGACGATAGGTGTAGGTGGGATGATGTAGCAGACAGACTTAAAGAATGGTATGATACACCAAAAGAAGAACGAAAAGAAGTAGGATTAAAGGGTAGAGAGTGGATGTTACAAGAAGAAATTGGAATGTCTTGTACGAATATGTGTGAACGATTTGTTCACGATATGGACACAGGATTTGAGAAGTGGACACCACGAAAAAGATTTACACTTTATAAAGCATAAGGAGAATAAAATGCCAAGAGCAAAGAAGAAAACGACAACAACTAAATATTCAGCGAAACGAGCAGGAAGACGTGGACCGGCCGAGCGTAGAAAAAATATTGTAGGTAACTTTAGAGGTTCAGAAGATGTTTTTTGGACAAAGGTTGTCAAGGGTTTTAAAAAGTTGCTATCACCAGCATTCCCAAAACAATAGAGGTATAAATGAGTTATAAACCATTAGTGTTAGTAACAGCACCCGTAGGAACCAGAAGTGGTTATGGTTCACATAGCAGAGATATAGTTAGGTCATTAATTGCAATGGATAGATTTGATATAAAAATCTGGCCAGTTCGTTGGGGATCAACTCCACAAAATGCATTAAGTGAACAAAATCCAGAAGATAAGCCGATTATTGAAAGAATTTTAGATAGTGCAAATATGGAACGACAACCGGACATACATTTTCATATAGTAGTTCCAAATGAATTCTCAACAACTGGTAAGTATAACATTGGTATTACGGCGGGATTAGAAACTACTATTATACCACCGGAATGGATTGATGGACTAAATCGAATGAACTTAAATATAGTTCCTGCCAACTTTGTCAAGGAGAGTGTGAGTAAAAGTGTATTTGATAAGCATAATGAACAAACTAAAGAAAAAATTGGTGAATTAAAATGTACTACTCCAATTGAAGTTTTGTTTGAAGGGACAGACACGAATATTTATAAACCAACCAAAGAGTTTTCTAAAGAATTGGTGGATGAACTGAAGGTAATAAAAGAAGATTTCTGTTTCTTATTTGTAGGACATTGGTTACAGGGCAGTCTTGGAAATGATAGAAAAGACCTCGGCATGTTAATAAAAACATTTTTGGAAACATTTAAGAATCAAAAGAAACCACCAGCCTTAATTGTTAAAACATCTGGTGCAACTCCTTGTATATTAGATAGAGAAGAAATTATGGGAAAATTAGCTGAAATCAAGAATACAGTAAGTGGTGATTTTCCAAATATTTATGTATTACATGGAGATTTACGAGATGAAGAAATGAATGAATTATACAATCATCCAAAAGTAAAGGCTCATGTTTCATTTACTCACGGAGAGGGATTTGGACGACCATTACTTGAAGCATCTCTTTCAGAAAAACCTGTAATTGCACCAAATTGGGGTGGCCAAGTAGATTTTCTTAGTAGTTCAAATGCTATATTATTACCTGGTAGCCTTAATGATGTGAAAAAAGAATCGTTTCCAAAGGATATGCATGTAAAAGAAGCTAAGTGGTTTACAGTAAATTATAATTACGCGTCAAAAATATTAAAAGATGTATTTGATAATTATAGTAAGTATGTGGTAAAAGGAAAGAAACTTGCAATAGTAAATCAGACTAAATTTTCACTTGATGCAATGACTAAGAAATTTGAAAAAATACTTGATAAACATTTACCAAAGTTTGATGGACCACCAACACCAGTAAAGTTGAATCTTCCAAAATTAAAAAAAGTTAGTTCGGTGGTGAAAGATGCACCCAAAATAGAACTTCCAAAATTAAAAAAGGTGAAATGATATGGAAATAAAAATTGATTGTCCAGGATGTTATGATACAGATTCATGCTTCGAAGATACACAAGAAAAATTCAAATCTTATATGTGTTTTAATTGTGGATTTATGAGTAGTTCATATTATACAAAAGATAGTGTGCATGAAATTGAAGGTACATCTCAACTTGTGAAAGAATTAAAATTTTTTGATGATACACGAAAAATATATTGGTATCCATCAGTTGTTAATATGGGTAAACTTGGAATAATTTATCCAGAGGGAAGTGTAGAAAATTGGGGATGGAGATTTGCATCAGTAATTCAAGTAGAACCTGATGAAATAGAATCTTTTCCGATTCCCAATGAAGAAGGAAAGTTTTATACTGAAAAACTTGATGTAACTAATGCAATGGAATTTGGACAATATGAATTTTTACGGGCCTGTGAGGGAATGGGGATTGTTGGAAACAATTTATCACCAAATAATCCTACAGAAGAAGCATAGTGGGATTTTACCAAACTCATAAGGGATATGTATCTGATAAAACAACAGTTAATTCACAGACTGCCCAACGGGGTCGTATTTATGAGTTAAGATATAAAAGTGAAACATCATCTAAGACTAAGTACTTAGTTATGGGTTTAAACATTTACCCGAAGTCAGGTGGAAAGTCCAAACAGCTTTTACATTGTTTAGATTTAGATGAAATTCCAATAGCAGAAGTTAGGAAACTAATAAAAACGGGTACTACTATAAAAACAAGGGTTGAAGAGGGACTTTCACATCAACGATTAGAGATAGATGGTAGAAACACTGCATATTACGATAGTGAATTAAAAAAACTTCAAAAAAGAATTCCTGGTGTTTATAAAACTTTTAAATTGAGTAAGATAACAAGATTTGAACTTACCGATTATGATTTTATATCAATAGCAGATACTGCAACTAAAAAGAAGTTTGGGATAGTAGATGAAAATTAGCTACGGCATTACAGTTCATAATGAAGCAGATGAACTCAATAAGTTATTAGAAATATTAGTACATAAGACAGACCCAGAAGATGAAATAGTAATTTGTGTAGATGGTGATGATGATGGAGTTAGGTTCGTATTAGATAGTTGGACCCAACAATATGCACATGCAAAGATGATTAAAGTTTATCAGCGAAAGCTTGATGGTGATTTTTCAGCTCAAAAAAATTCGGTTATAGAAGAATGTGATGGTGATTATATATTTCATATTGATGCGGATGAATATCCACATGAAACATTATTAGAACAACTCAAACCTATATTAGAAATAAATGATAACGTGGACTTGATTTGGATACCAAGAGTTAATACCATTGAGGGTATGGAACAACACCATATACGGAAGTGGGGTTGGAAAGTTTCTGATAAGGGCTGGGTAAACTATCCTGATTATCAAGCGAGATTTTTTAGAAATGATAAAAGTATACGATGGACTCGACCACTACACGAATTAATTACAGGTTGTAAAACATATGCACATCTACCACCACAGGAAGAATTATCGTTATATCATCACAAAACAATAGATAAACAAGAACAGCAAAATCTATTTTATAATCAAAATTTTAGTAAAGAGTTAAATGTGAGACATGCATAAAAAATATTTATTATCAAATGGCGATAGTTGGGTACTCGGTAGTATGTTAGATACCGAGTGGATGAGAAAAAAATATTTATCAGAAAGGGGTATTAGATATGATGAGTTTTGTAGTGAGATTGGAGAGGAAGAAGAGTATACTTGGTTGTGTAATAATACTAATTATCACAACGATGCAGGAGAAGCACAGAAAAAAAGTAGATTTTCCACTGTGGTTAGTGATAAATTAGGATTGGAAGAAATAAATTTGTCTTGGGAAGGCAAATCTAATAAGGCAATAATGAGGACTACTATTGAGTGGATACTTGATAATAAGGATAAACTTGAAGATACATTTTTTTTAATTGGGTGGACAGCACCAATGAGAGGTGAATCTGTGGATGATAAAAATGACTCGTATGGGAGGGATTGGATAGAACAAAAAATAGTGGCTGAACTCGAAACCCTGTACCTTATATTGAATCTACAAAATTATTTTAAAGTAAATAATGTAGAGTATATGTTTATAGATTTATTTTCAGACTTATTTTTACCAATGGAATATAATATTCGTGATTCTTCTGACGAAAAGTATCGAAGGTTTTCAACATCTTTGAGTTTATACGATAGTTTATTAGGAGAACTTGATAAAGATAAATTTTTGAGTCAAAAATCTTTAGTAAAAATAATCGAAGAAAATGTTGATTTGGGTAATATTAAAGACGGTGAACAATTTGTGGAGTTACCAATTAAAAATAATTATGGTGGAGATACCAAGTTTATGGGTCATCCGACAATATCATCAAGTAAAGTTATAGGAAATTTAATATATGAGAAAATACTTACCAACAATTAGTGATTTAATAGATAGACTTTCTATTGTTCAGTTAAAGGAAGTCTTTATACCAGAACACAAAGAAGAATACGCCCAAGAAATCAAAGATATAGTTCATGATTTAAATGAGTTAGGTTTAAATACAGAATACGATTATAGTAATTTAGGGAAACTTATTAGGGCAGTTATAGTTTTATCACAGATGAATCTACATATTTGGCATAATGAAACCGAGTATCGAAAAGGTGAAGGTGATGGTAATCTTGGATTGACTCATGGATTAAATGGAATTAGAAATACAGCAAAGAATATTATACAAGACCAACTTGGAGATGATGGAAGAAAAGATTATAAAGTAGATTGTATAGCAGCCGAGTTTGATGATTGGGAAGTGAGTTGGTAGGTGTTCAGAGAAACTCGTGAAAGGTCAATAAGAAAATCTATTGGTTGGAGAATAGTTGCAATAATTAATAGTTATATTATTTTATCAATGTATCTTACAGATTCACCTTTATATAATGCCATTCTAATGAATATTACTGGAGCAGTTTTATATTATGTGTATGAGAGGTCATGGAATAATTCTCACAAAGGAAGGTATTTAGAGTGATATTTTGGCGAATCGTAGATAATCAATTACATCCAGTTCACGAAACGGACAATCTTGGATTTGAAAAATCAGAAGGATTACGAATACCAGACGAGTATTTAGATAATCAAGAATTTATGGTTATGAGAACCACACATGGAATTGGTGATTGGGGAATAATATCAGCAATGCCTCGATTATTGAAAGAGAAGTATCCAAATTCCAAGGCAGTCGTTCCAACTAAAAAACTTCTAAAAAAATTATTTGGTCAAGAACATAATAATGTTCATGTTATATTTGATAATAATCCATTTGTAGATGAGTTTGTTGATGAAATAGATGGTGAGGTATTTCACGACCACTATCGAATATATGATAAAGACAATACTGATATTCCACTTATTAAACAGGTGTTAGAGTTTTGGCAATTCACAGAAGAAGAAATGAGTGATTCACAACCAGAAATGTATTGGTCAGATGAGGAGAAGATGTTAGGAGATTCTATCATTCAAGAATATGTTGGTAATAAAGAATTTGGGTGCTTATTAATTTCTGATAGGTTTGGTACACAATATGGTAAACATCATCAAAAAACTTATGATAAAGATGTTCAAAATTTTATGAATATACTTACGGAATATCAATTACCATATTTTTATTATACTGCCAACTCCATAGAAGAAACAAAATTTAATTGGGTTGATAAAGTATTAGATATGAAATATATTGATTTAAGAATTCAGTTGTATATTAAATCAAAGGCAAAAATTAATTTATCTAATCAATGTGGAACTAATCAGATTGTAGTTAGATATTCAAAATGTTTTGAATCACAGAGACAATTTCCGTTGGCACATAATTTCGTAGAAGGGGAAGTTTATTTATGATTACGGTAGTTCAGAATTTTATTTGTACTAAAGAAAAAAGATTAAATCTTATTCAAAAAGAAGTTCCTAATATGGCAAAGGTCTTTAAAGATTATGACTTTCATATAAATTATGGAATAGTTGAAAATTTATTTGAAGTTGCTAGAGCTTATGAAGATAGTGTAGAGAAATTAAATTTTTATAATAATTTGGATCCAAATTGGGGGTTGGTTACATTGTCGTTGCTGGAAGAAGTTAAAACACCTTATACTCTGATTTTATGTGAAGATTTTGAGTATCGTATTACTTATAGTAGGTGGAGTAGAATGATGGAAGAGTTTGTGGAAAGGGATGTAAGTTATATGCCAATAGGTAGATTATGGAAATATACAGAAGAGAAGTATCATGGTGGATACGAATCAGGTAAAGATTTATGGTTTTATCCAGCAACAAAGTCACCTGGTTCTTCATTATCAGTTGATGCGATTTATAAGACTGATTTATTAAGGGAAAAATTAATAGAATTACAAAATTATCCATCAAAAAGATTTCCATTAAATCTTCCACATCATTATGAAGATATATTTCACGAAAATTATAATAATGGTGTTAGGAAATGGGGAAAAGATGTTTTATGTGCAATCCCCAAAGAAATTATATTGATGCATGAACAAAACGAAACTGAAACAACATTGAATAAGTAATATGAATATAAAATATACATATGATACAAAAAAGTATAGGTTTAGAGAATTAGTATCTGAATTATATCAAGTAGATGAGTTGGAGAAGATACACGAAGATAAATCCGAATGGGTTAGGGATGAGTATAAAAGTTTAAATATTCATGACGAGAACACTACTGATTTTCACGAGGCATTTTATAAAAGGTTAAATGATAATTGGACAGAATTATATGATGCTTATGATGATTTTATTCATAATGAAATAGTTCCTATTTTAGATGAGAAATTTCATTATCAATATTTACCATCATTTAGAGTTCATTTACCATATAATAATCAGGCAGTTCATACTTGGCATTCTGATTCTGATTCATTACATAAACATCCAAAGGGTGAAATAAATATTTGGCTACCACTAACAAGGTGTTATGGAACTAATACTATGTGGATAGAATCTGAACCATTTAGGTTAGATTTTAGGCCTTTGGAAGGTGTGTATGGAAATTTTTGGGTTAATTATGGGAATATTTGTATACATGGAAATAAACCTAATTTAACAAATATAACACGAATAAGTTTTGATTTTAGAATAATTCCAGTTTCTAAATATAATCCTGATCACCCATCAACTTCTGAAACAAGGTCAACTAAATTTATACTTGGAGAATATTATAAAGAGTTAAAGGGAGAATTAAGATGGAATTAATATATTCAAAAGTAAAACCAGATAAGTTATTACATATCATTCATAAAGTAGATGAATTCTACACGATAGAAGAAGGTCATAGGCGAGATGTAGTAGGAGAAAAAGAATTTATTCAGTTGTCTGCACTTAACATGGAAAAAGGTCATACATTCAGACCACACCAACATATTTGGAAACCTGGTGAAGAACAATGTATAGCTCAAGAATCTTGGGTAGTTATTAAGGGCAGTGTTGAATGTAATCTTATGGATACAGATGGAGTTACATTATCCAAACCCGTATTAGAAGTTGGTGATTGTTCTGTGACTTTGGGTGGTGGACATACCTATTTAATATTAGAAGATGATACGTTAGTTTATGAATATAAAACAGGTCCATATAAAGGTATAGAAAACGATAAGGAATTTTTAGATGATACTACTGTCTAATCATTTATTAACTTTACCAGAGTTTAAAAATATAGAAGATGTTATAGTTAGAATTAACATGGCCCACGTTAAAGATATAAAAGAGTTATATAGGTTTGTTAAAGTAGATTATGATATATTTCTTGATTATCCAAAAGGTCGGACTAAACCTCCAGTTCCTACATTAGATATAAATGATGCATTAGAAGTAATGAGTCAATATAAAAATATTAAATATTTTGCATCGTCTAATATCGAAGAAGTATCTGAAGTTGATATAATTTGTGATATAATACCAGATACAGTTAGTTTTGTACCAAAGATTGAAACTTTACAGGGGGTGTTGAACTTAGAAAAAATATTTAAAAGTGGACGAGTTAAACATATAATGTTAGATTCGGAAGATTTGTTTACGGATATTAAAAATGATGTACAACTTTATACTTATTTAATAGAAAGAGTTAGAAATAGTTGTGATAAATATGATATTAAGTTGTTAGAATTATATGGAGTTGTATTTAATGGTTAAATTTAATATAGGTTGTGGGTGGAGAGATTTCGGAAAAGGTTGGATTAATATAGATGGTGGAGATTATGAACATCTTGATTCAAATGATATTTTTATCAAAGAATATGAGAATAATTCAGCAGATTTAATCTATTCTTCTCATTTTATTGAATATTTAGATCGTGAGGAAGTTATTCCATTATTAGAAAGATGGAAAGATGTTTTAAAACCAAATGGAGTGATGAGATTGGCAGTTCCTAATTTTGAAGTATATGCAAGGTTATATTCAAATAATGAATACCCATTAGATAGCTTTCTTGGTGTTCTATATGGTAGAATGCCAATGGGAGATAAGACAATATATCATAAAACTGTATATGATTTTAGAAGTCTTAAAGGATTGTTAGAAGATATAGGAATGAAAGAAGTAAAAAAATATAATTGGGAAGAAACAGAACATTCAGAATTTGATGACCATTCACAGGCCTATTTACCACATATGGATAAAGAGAATGGAACATCAATGAGTTTAAATGTAGAGTGTATAAAATAGGAGAAAGATAATGGGAAATTATCAAGGACTTAAAAAAGAAGAAACTCGTAGTGAATACGGTAAAGATATTCATTATACATCATGGCCAGTAGGAAAGATTCCAAAAGAACTTCAAAGACCTGAACTTGACCAAGTAAAAGAATTGGGATATGATTGGGATGATCCACGAGATGTAATAGATATGTTTGAAGAAAAGGTTGCCAAGTTTGCTGGTAGTAAGTACGCATGTAGTATTGATTCGTGTTCTAATGGGTTATTTCTTGCAATGAAATATATGAATGTAGAAGGAACAATTACAATCCCAAAAAGAACTTATGTTTCACCACCAATGCAAATTATACACGCGGGTTGTAAGTTAAAGTTTGAAGATAGAGAATGGAGTGGTGTTTATCAATTAAAACCATATAATATTTGGGATGGGGCTACAAGATGGACAAAAGGAATGTATGTTGGAGATGATGCAATACAAGTTGTATCCTTTCAGATAAAGAAAAGAGTTCCGATTGGTCGTGGTGGTATGATTCTTACTGATAGTAAAGAGGCATATGATTGGTTCAAGTATGCGACTTATGATGGTAGAAATCTAAGAGAATATTATATGGATGACAAATTTGCAATGATTGGTTGGCATATGTATATGACACCCGAAGATGCAGCAAGAGGTATAATACTAATGGATTCAGTTCCAGAAGAAAACGAAGATACTGGTGATTCAACTTCATATTCAGATTTATCAGACAGAGAAGTTTTTAAACCACATATTGAAGAAGAAGTGGGATTTAAAGTATGAAGAAGAAAGCATTTATAACAGGTATTAATGGTCAAGATGGTAGTTATCTTGCAGAGCTATTGGTAGAAAAGGATTATGAAGTATATGGAATTGTAAGGCGAAACTCTATAGCAGAACATCAAGAAAGTAGGATTGATCATTTGGTTGGAAAAGGAGTTGAGACAGAGTATGGTGATTTACTTGATGTTAGTTCTTTAGAGCGATTGATACGGACTATACAACCCGATGAAATCTATAATATAGCAGCCCAAAGTCATGTACGAATCAGTATGGATATTCCACAATTTACAGTACAGACAAATGCTCTTGGATTATTAAATGTATTGGAGGCCTATAAGAATAATTGTCCAAGTGCAAGATTCTATCAAGCCTCATCATCAGAGATGTTTGGTCGTTCAGTAGATAAAGATGGATACCAAAGAGAAACCACACCGATGCACCCAACAAGTCCTTATGGATGTACAAAGGTATTTGGATTTAATATGGTTCAACATTACAGAAACGCTTATAAGTTATTTGCATGTAATGGTATACTATTTAATCACGAATCACCAAGACGAGGTTCTAACTTTGTAACTAATAAAGTTGTAAAGGCAGCAGTTGAGATTTCAGTTGGGAAACGAGATAAACTTCCACTTGGTAATTTAGATTCTTTTCGTGATTGGGGACATTCAAAGGATTATGTTAGAGCGATGCATATGATTGTAAATCATTATGAACCTGATGATTTTGTATGTGCCACAGGAGTTAGTCGTTCAGTAGGAGATATGTGTGAATATGTATTTAATCAATTAGATTTAGATTATAAAGATTATGTAACACAAGACGAGAGATTTATGAGAGCAGAAGAATTGAAATATTTAAGAGGAGATTCTACTAAATTAAGGACGACCTTTGGATGGGAACCTGAATATACATTTGAAACATTGATGGATGAAATGATTGAACATTGGTTGGAAATTTATAAGTGAAACATATTTTATTTGTAACTACAATTTATAGGATTGGTGAAAGAGTATTTCCTATAATTCCAAAACTTGCTGAAACATATAAGTTAAGTTTATTAACTTTATATCAGATGCATCCTGAAGGACAGTATAAAAATTGGAATGGAACTTATGATATGAGAAATAAGTTTCATATTGAATATGATAAGTATTTTGATAATCATTGGACTGGGACTGTATATAACAAAGGAATGATTGATGTATCACAATTTGATGCTATTATTCATGATGATTGTAGGGATAGAAGTGGGTTAAATAATTTATATCAAGACGCCAAACAGTATGATATTTTGATGTTGGGTAATCAACACGGGGGAAATGATTTTAAACCAAGGACATATCCAATTACTGGTGTAGATAGTAATTTTGATAAAATGTTTTTTTTTGGTCAAAATGAGTTAGATTATTATAAAGATTTTGTAGATGAGTCAAGATATTTGTTAGGTGGAATTCCATCAAATGATAAATTAAAGGATTATGAAAGAACTAATGAACATATTTTAGTTATAACTCAATTTTTAGGTAATAATCCAGCGGCATATTATAAGGGATATGAGTTTAATGAAAAATTTATAGAATTAGTTGGACTAAAAGAAGTTCAAGAAAAATATGATAAACCAGTATTAGTAAAAGTAAAAAGTAGAGGACACGACGCACCGTCATATAATATAGATATTGATTATGTAAATAATTTATTATCCAAATCAGAGATTTATGGTGAAGTGGTATTTGATGTAGAAGATGACAATAAGTTTATTAGTGATTCGGTATGTGTAGTTGGAGCTGGGAGTACTCTCATGTATAAACCAATTCAAAAAGGAATACCAACGGTTATGATTAGAGGAGCAGGGGAAAGTGACTTCTTTGGAAATTTTCCAGGTCTGTTAGAGTTAAACGTAGGTAAAAATAAAATAATTGATGAACTCGATAGACAAGATAAAGATGGTAGAGATAAACATTATTTAGAACATATAATGTATGGTTCTTCTGATTATACGGCAGTAGAAAAATACGTTGAAGGAGTTAAAAAGTTAATATGATTAAATTACATTTAGGATCAGGTGAAAAACATATGGAAGGATATCAAAATGTTGATATTCGTTATTTAAAGGGAGTTGATGTGGTATCGGATATACGATATTTGAGAACATTTAAGGAAAATAGTATTGATGTTATATATGCTTGTGCTGTTTTAGAACATATTATTAGGTGGGAATATAAAAGTGTTTTACAAAGATGGTATGATATAATAAAACCAGGTGGTGTTTTACGAATATCTGTACCAAATTTTGAAGCTCTTGCAGAATATTATATGGAACATAAAGATTTGAATTCTTTGATTGGTATGTTATATGGTGGTCAAGATTATGAACAAAATTTTCATCATATGACTTGGGATTTCAAAACATTATCACAGGATCTCAAAGATGTAGGATTTAAGTCAATTGATTGGTATGATTGGAGAGATACAGAACATTCTGATATGGATGATTATAGTCAGGCTTATTTACCACATATGGATAAGGAGAATGGAAAATTAATGCATTTAAATTTGGAGGCTATAAAATGAAAAAAGCATTAGTTTGTGGAGCTGGTGGATTTATTGGTTCACATTTAGTTAAAAGATTAAAGAGTGAAGGATATTGGGTACGTGGAGTTGATTTAAAATATCCTGAATTTAGTGAAACGGAAGCGGACGAATTTATTAAAGGTGATTTGAGAAATTTATCTATTGTAGATGTGTGTGTAGATGGTGTGGATGAAATTTATCAATTAGCAGCAGATATGGGTGGAGCTGATTTTATTTTTACTGGTGAAAATGATTCGGATATAATACATAATTCAGCGATGGTAAATCTTAATATAGTAGATTCTATGAAAAGACACGGAGTGAAAAAAGTATTTTATTCATCATCCGCTTGTATGTATCCTGAAGATCATCAATTAGAAATCGATGTACCTGCATTAAGAGAAGATATGGCATATCCAGGAAACCCCGACTCAGAATATGGTTGGGAAAAATTATTTAGTGAAAGGTTGTATTTAGCATTTTCAAAAAATTATGAATTTGATGTGAGAATAGCAAGATTTCATAATATATTTGGACCAGAGGGGACATATAAAGGTGGTCGGGAGAAAGCTCCAGCCGCATTATGTAGAAAAGTCATTGAATCAAACGGAGTAATAGAAGTTTATGGAGATGGAAAACAAACTCGTTCATTTCTTTATATTGAGGAATGTGTTGAAGGAATTAGACGACTAATGGAATCAGATTGTAAAGAACCACTTAACATTGGGTCAGATGAAATTATTTCCATTAACGATTTTGCACAAATGATTATAGATATTTCTGAAAAAGAAGTTGTTATAAAGAATATAGATGTACCACAACTTGGAGTTCGTGGTAGAAATTCAGATAATACTTTGATAAAAGAAGAACTTGGTTGGAGCCCGACACAACCATTAAAAGTTGGTATTAAAAAAGCATATAGTTGGATTAATAAACAAATAGGAAAATAGAATGGAAAAAATAGGTATATTGTTTACAAGTAGAAACAATTATGAGTTATTAGATACTTGGTTAAATACAGTTGATATTGAGAATTTTTCTGTTTTGAATATTGATGAAGATTCTGATGCTGATATAAAAGAACAGGGTAAACAAATATGTGAAAAATATAATGTAGTCTACATGGATAGAGAAGAAAGGGGAATGTTAAATAATCTTGTTACTGCCTCTAACTATTATAAACCAAAAGGTGTTGAGTGGATACTTTGGTTTCAACATGATTGTTATCCATTTACAAACAACTTTTTTACAGAATTAAATAAAACATTATCAAGTGGTAAATACAATGAATTTGGTGTTCTTGGATTTAACGGTCATCAAGCTAAAGCTTCGATGCATCAATTGAAAATGGGTATTCAAGAATTAGATGTTACTGCACGAGCTCCATTGGAGCCAGGAGATTATTGGTATAGAAATAAAAAGTATTGGGGAATGTCTCGTCCTGATTATTCTAATCCTGAATTTAAAAAACCATTTGCAGTAGAATCCGTGGCATGGTATTCTGCGATGGTTAATATAGATATGTATTTAGAACACATTATACCCACAGATGATCTTCATTTTTTTCATACATGGGATGATATAGCATTTCAATATTTGAATAAAAATATTTATAATGTTTGTTTACCGAGTTTTGATGTAATACATGATAAAGATCATAAAGTTTCATTAGGATTCCCCGTTTCTTCAGCATTTAGAAATGCAGAACATAATGCAGAAAGAGATCATTTATATGGTAAATGGGGACATTTAGAAGTGTGGAAAGAAAGATGGGGATGGGATTACAATGCTAGAGATGAGTTTGGAAGAGTTGAAGAACAATACAAAGATACTTTACTATCTAAATTTTATAATCATGATCCAGCAAATGGTCCATTGAAAAGTTTTGATTTGTGAAAAAATATTTAAGGTGGACTTAAAAAATGTTAAGTTATGATTACACATATAAAGATACGAAAATTGATTTAGTTATAGAAACATACCATCATGATAATCCTATGGCCATGGGAGACAAAAATACTGTTAGTGTTCTCATGGAGATATGGAATAATTATTTTGAAAATTCCCCAGAGGTAATATTGGATGTTGGGGCATGTGTAGGAATATATTCTCTCTTGTTGGATAGAATGATAGAAAATGATAATTGTAAAATTTATGGTTTTGAACCAGTAAAATCTTCTTATGAAACTTTTGTAAAAAATATTTATAGAAATAAGGCTGACAATATTATAGCATTAAATTATGGTATATATAATCAGAATACACAATTAGATATTGGATTACCAGACGAGTCGTTCTTTAAACAAAAAAACTTATCTACTCGTGATTATCCTGGTAGGTTTAGTGTAAAATGTAGTAGAAATGCAGTGTCGTGTGATTTTAAAAGATTAAAAGAATTTTCAAATGATTATGATGTTTGGAGTGCAGATATTATTAAAATAGATTGTGAAGGATGTGAAGAAGTGTTTTTAAAAGATAATAAAGAGTTTATATCTAATTCAGGATTTGTATTTATTGAACAGGCGCCTGAATATACTTCTGAGAAAGAAGTTATTAGAATGTTAGAAGAATATAATTTTCAGAAAGTGTGGAATAGCAGACATGACATGGCATTTGTAAATTTAAGTAAGATAAAAGGAGATGAATAGAATGAATATTTTAGCTGTTATACCAGCAAAAGGAGAATCCAGTAGGTTATTTAATAAAAATCTTCAAAAAATAGGAGATAAGACATTAATTGAGTTAGCAGTAGAATACGCTAAGAGTTCAACTTGTGTTACAGAAGTAGTAGTTTCTACCGATTCAGAAGATGTAAAACAACTCGTAGACGATCTTAAATTATGTAAGTGTGTTTTGAGAGGAAAAGAACTTTCAGGGGATGCAGATGTTTTTCATGTTTATCAGCACGCATGGGAAGAAATGGGAAAAGAAGCAGATTATGTTATTGGTTTACAACCAGATAATCCAGATAGAACACTATCTCTTGATTTCGCTCTCGACTATGTATTCAATAAAAACTTGGATAATTTTTTCACGGTAGGTAAAGATGGTAAGAAAAATGGAGCTCTTAGAATTTATCGTCCTACAGTAGAACAATTTACTGAAGAGAGTACTTTGTTAGATGATTGTACTAACATTCATACTAAAGAAGATTTGAATAAGGCTAGAAGTAGAATACTTGTAAATCCAAATCCATTAGGATTGGATCCCAATGAAGTTTTTATAACGGCAGAGGCCGCATGTAATCATATGTGTAGTATAGAATTAGCCAAGGCGATGATTGACCACGCGGCAGAAGCAGGAGTAAATGGAATTAAGTTTCAAACATACAAAGGAGAACGGGTAGTTACAAAGTACGCACCAGCCTTTTGGGGAACTGAAACTATGAAACAAACTGAATATTATAAAAGGTTAGATAAATTTAATAAAGAAGATTATGAGTTTTTATTTAAGTATGCATATGACAAAGGTATAATTCCATTTTCAACACCATTTGGAATAGAAGATGCTATAATGTTGAATGAAATAGGAATGGAAATTTTTAAAATTGCGTCATTTGAAATAGTAAATCTTGAGTTGTTAAAATGCATTGCATCATTTCAGAAACCAATTATACTTTCTACAGGAGCAGCTACATATAAAGAAATTGATAAAGCAATAGAAGTTATGTTAGGAGAAGGTAATGGTGATATAGCTTTGATGGCATGTACACTTAGTTATCATACAGAGAATGAAGATGCAAATCTTAAACGAATTCAGACATTAAAAGAAAGGTATCCTAATTTTATGATTGGAATGTCAGACCATACTTTACCAGATGAGAATATGGTTATACCAGCAATTTCTGTTGCACTTGGTGCTAGAATAATTGAAAAACATTATACGATGTCGAGGAGTATGACAGGTTCAGGACATTATTTTTCGTTAGAACCGAGTGATGTTACTAAAATGGTGAAAAATATTAGGTTGTTTGAAACTGTTTTGGGTGATGGGATACAAGGAACTGCTGATAACGAGGTTAGAGCCAAAAAAGGTGGTCGGAAAAGTATAGTAGCTAATATTTATATAAAGAAGGGAAGTACTATAACAAAGGAAATGTTAACCTATAAAAGACCTGGGGATGGAATTTCTCCTGACCGAGTTAATGAATTGATTGGTAAAGTAGTACAATTAGATATAGAGGAAGATTTTCAAATTAAATGGGAAGAAATAAAGTGATAAGTAATGAATACAAATGTATTCATGTACATATTCCCAGAACAGCGGGAAGTAGTATCGAGGATGTGTTCTCCAACTCAGGTCGTGCAGATCACAGATCAATTCACGATTACCGTAAACAATGTGTTAGACATAGCAAATTTGAGAAATATTTTAAATTTACTTTTGTAAGGAATCCTTGGTCTAAAATGGTATCTCATTTTATACGGTATTGTATTAGTGAGAGATCATCTAAAGGAATTTTTGAGAGTTCGTACCAATCGGAATTTAAAGATTGGATCGGACATTTGCCCAAAATTGGTGCACCTAAATTTGACAAAACCAGTAATCAGTTAGGTTGGTTGTGTAACAAAAAATGGAAGGATAATGTGGCACCTAGAAATTTTAAAATAGATGTAGATTTTGTAGGTAGGTTTGAGAATTTAGAGGAAGATTGGGATTTTATATCTCAGAAGATAAATTTAAATTCAAAGTTATCACATTGCCGACCAGGTATACTGAATGATGAAAATCTTTATCCAGGGGATTATAGAGAATATTATGATGATGAAACTATTGAAATAGTATGTCAAAGATATAAGGACGATATAAATTTTTTTAATTATGAGTTTGAATAAATATGAGTAAAATATTATTAATAGCAGCACCAAGACCAGATTCAAATCAAACTGCAATGCATATGGGT